GGACCATTGGAGATACCTAGACATATCCGGTGATGGTTTCACCCACCACCGACCTCTGCAGGTATCCTTGAAGAATTGGAGCCACCGTGTTCCAACCCCGTACCTAGACAGGGCTTCCAACTGGAGGTCCAGCGGAAGGTTATCTGAGCAATTGCTCAGATCCATAGAACACAAGGTACGGCCTTCTTGAATCCACTTCTGGATCTTGGGAATAGCCGCCTCCTGGTCAAACGTAAAATCGTTTGGCACTCTTTTCAAAGCTGCGAAGAGGGCGCGCCCCAGTGGCTGGAGAGCCATCTGGTAAACGCGGTATGGGTTAGCTGCAAATCGCAGTTTATACCCTCCTTCCTGGATCAAGGAGATAATCCCCATATCCGGAAGTTCCTCAGCACTGAGAGACGGATCGATCTGACGCTCGGTCTCCATCTGGAGATCAAGATCAGGCACGAAGTCTTTCTCAAAGCCTCTCACAACCCCGCTTAGGATGTCCCAATTCCTGGATGTCCATAGCGGCCGACCGATGAGTACACGGAGTGATTCGTATACTCCTTCGATCTCCGGGACCGTGACCAGACCCTTAGGCGCTCTCCGTGATGGAGACGCGCGATAATCCACGAGGGGACTACCCGCATCCTCCCTTACATCAAGGGAGACGAAGAACGGGCTCTGGTGAACCACCTTCAGTCCTTCTGCAAGGACCTCCGGTGCGAGTTGTTCGCGCTGGATAGCGCTCACCATCTTGTTCCACTGTTTCACAGTGACCTTGACCTCTCGGTCTTGGTATATGATGCCAGTGTAGACCATTATGCTGTTCCAGGCTGTTCGGAATTGCTTCTTACTAAGCTTGAAGAGGCATCGGAAGGCGCCCTTCGGCGTCCCATCCCGAGTTTGTCTGGTCCACGAGTGGTACTTAGTCGGTGGTAAACCAGCGAAATGGTGAAGTAAATTCACCTTAATCGCCTTTATCCTCTCGACAGTTTCCTCCTCGCCGTTGCATTTGATCCATTTCTGGACCAATTTTGCAATCTGGTCAGCCTGACCGGCTGTGAGACCGGCCACACGCAATCGCAGGTACGCCTGTTTGGTGTTAAACACCAGCTTTTACTCCTTTCGGATGCGAAGCACAGGGCTACGGAGTGCCCGACCAGGGACACCCGATGATGCGCC